CAATGACAATCATTAATGAAACAAGGCACAACACGCTGACCACCGCTGAAATCGCTCGCGCTCTTCGCGCCGCTAACTACGGTGAGGATTGGAACGGTCGCACAACTCATCGCTTGCACATCGTAATCAATCATGCAAGAAACTTTTTCCAAGCGTTTGGCGACGCGGTGCCAGCAATACTTGCAAGGTATCGCAATGGCGGTTTCATTTGGGAAATCACAGCCGCTAACAACACGATTCGCATAATCCAGAGGCATTAAGTTTAAAGCAAGGAGCAACAACAATGAAGACAAGAAAATGCGGTATCTGTGGAAAAGAGTTTAAAGGCTACGGCAACAGTGCTTGGCCGCTGAAGTCAGCACCATGCTGTGACAAATGCAACAAAGGCATCATCATCCCAATAAGATTCAGCATAGTGAATGCATCAAGAAAGGAGCAATGACAATGGCAATCACAAGAAGCGCAATTACGAGAAGCGCAAGTGAAAAGAATTGCATGATGGCAATTATCGTGGACGAGCAACCCAAATTGCCGTATCCCACAACAATTGTTAAATGCGAGGGGTATGAGAACGAGGAGTTGTACGTAATTCCCGAAGGGGAGCGTGAAGCGGTGTTTAACAACGCCTACCCCTTTATGGACTTGCCAAATTGGAACTCCGTTTTGTATGACGTGCATGAGGGAAAGTACACGCAATTCAGCCAATGCCAGATAATACGCTGGCGGAACAGAAACATATTGGTTTCCGAGTTTTACTTCAAGTCGGGCGGTACTTGCTTGGACTTGATAAAGGGGAGCGATTGGGATGATGCGGAACGCGATTTCTATTGCCTTGCCATAAAGCGGTAAGAAGAAGCATTATGCTTTTTATGTTAGCGCAAGTGGAAACGCTTGCGCGTTTTTTTTCACTTTATGAACTTGCGCCTTCAATGTCAGTGGTTATATTATGCGCCATATCACAGTTGAGTTATGAGATGACAACCAAAAGTTCACAAATCAACGGTGATTAGTTGCTATATTGGAATTGCAAGAGCAAAAAGCGTTTTAACAAAAAAGTCAAGGAGCAGTAAAAATGAAAAGTGCAATCGTTTACGCAAGACAGAGTTTTGGGCTTGAAGAAGGGAGCGCGTCAATCGAGGTTCAGATTGAGAATTGCCAAAAGTGGGCTAGCAAAAACAACGTCAATGTAACTGGTGTTTTCACCGATGCAAATACGTCAAGCGAACTTTACCCATTGTGTCAGGAGGGAGTGGAGGCTTGCAGGGCTGACAGGGGCTTTCAGCGTTGGAAAGCCGAGCAACGAACCAAAGGCAGAAAGGAGTTTAAGGAGGGCTTGGGCAAGGCGTTTGAAACCATTAAGGCGCAAAAGCCAGACTACATTGTCGTTTACACGTCAAACAGGCTTGGGCGCTCTGCAACAAACAGCAACCTTCACAACTTTATGACCGTGTTTTTTATGGAGCACAATTGCTCAGTGGTTGACGTGCAAAGCAATTCGGTGACGGACTTTTCAGACAAGCTAATGATGGCGTTTAGGGCAATGAAGGACGCTTTGGACTATCAAAGCGTTGCGGAAAAGCGAAGGGCGTCAATGGAAACCGTTGCAAAGCGCATTAACTCAAGAAAAGTGGTAAGCAATGCGTTTGCAGTGCGCAAGGCAAAGGACGGGGCAATTGAGTTTGACCCAAATGAAGCGGAAGTGGTAAAGTACGTGTTTGACGCCGTTTGCGCGGGCGAGGCGTATTCAAGCATTCTTAACACGCTTAACTCCAAGCATCTCAAATTAGCAAGGGGAAAGCAGTGGTACAACACCAACGTGAAGCATATTTTGGAAAACCTCGTGTATTGCGGATATTGCCGCAACAAAGCGGGTGAAGTGGGAAGGGCAACCAACATACCGCATCCAATTGTTTCATACGCGCAATGGGCGCAGGCGCAACGCATAGGGGAAGCGAGAAAAAGCGGGTGCCAAAAGTACAACCTCAAGGAAAACAAGCAAAGGCATTGGCTACCGTGGAGCGGTTGGATTGAGTGCGCTTGCGGGCGCAGAATGTTGATGGTGTGCGACGAAGGGATTGTGTACGCTTGCAAAAACGAGGGCTCCCACGTTGAGCGGTTGCGCATTAACGCAATGAACCACGGGCAGGACTTTAACTTGACAATGCAAGCGTTGTTCGCGGTGCGTTGCATTGAATCAAGAAGGGAATTGGAGAGGTCCAAGTCATTGGACGCGACAATTGACGCGCTTAAATGCAAGGCTTCAGGGCTTGAAAGCGCGATTAAGGCAAAGTTTAGGGCAATTGGGAGCGATGAGGACTATGAACTTTTGAAGGGCGAAATTGCCGAGGCAAAAGCGGAACTTGCCAAAGCCAAAAGCGAATTGGAGGAGGCGTTGTCCAGAAAGTCAAGCGACGTGGCTGAATTGGAAAAGCGAACTGATGAGGACTTTAGCGCCATACTTGAGCCGCGCTTGCTTGACGAGGCAAGTTATCAAAGGCTTTTAGCGGAAACGATAAAAAGGGTAGTGGTTCACAATGACAAAGTTGAGGTTGAATTGCGTGACGGGGGAAGGTTTGAATTGCCGAGAATCAAGGTTGACGGCAGGGGCAAAAAGATATTGCCATGGTCAGAGGTAATAGCCGCAACCGAGAGCGTTGACAACTTGAATGACGTTGTGCATTACCTTATTGTATTTCACGGGGGCGATGAATCGCGTGTTTTGTTGGAAAGGGAAAACTATACCATAGTTCTTGAGCCATAAAAAAAGAGCCCCGCAAGTTGGAAAAAGAAGTGAGAAAAGTGGCTTGCGGCGCCCTTAACAACAATATAGCAATCGCCCCTTTATAATTATGGTTATAAGGGGGCTTGCAATGAAAAATTTTTCATGAGCGACAAAAAGGGGCGTTCACAATTGCTTTATTTGCTGTTGCGCGAGTGCGTCAAAAGTCAGTCGGCACTTTGTCGCATTGCTAACATGACTGACAGGGAATTGTAAAATGCTAAAAACAAGGAAGCGCAGTGGTGACAGAGCAGTAGCCATTCTTCAGCATTGCGAAAAAACAATTGGCTGCTATCAGCGCCCCGAGGGCGTGTTGCTGGGTGATGTTGCGTCAAAGATTATTGCGTTGGACGCTATTCTTTGCAATTTAAAAAATGACGAACTTTTGGACAATGAAGCAGAAGAGTTTTTGCGTGCCTTTACGACCGAAAGCGTGATTGAGTTTATGGCTGTAAACGGGTTGTCGGACGCAGACGCTTTGTTTCTCAAGGAATGGCTGAGGGACGGATTGAACGAATGGGATTGGCTAACAACAGAGCGAGCCATTCGCTTAACCGCGGTTTTTATGAAGCACGTAAAGCCATTTGCAAAAAACTTTGTGGAAAAAATTCTCATTCCGCTTTCAGATTTGTGCGGTGAGAAGCCAGAGACAATAGTATTGAACAAGGAGTGACGGTATGAATGACAATTATGAAAAATTGGAGAACTTTGAGCGAGATTTTCGCATATCCGCTGAAAAAAACAAGTTGTTGCTGAAATATGCGGGGTTGTGCAGGCGGTGCGGCTTGCTGAAAGCGGAGGCAACAATGCGAATGGAACAATTTTATGCAAGTTGCTCAGACCCAAGAAAAAACGTGGAACATGAAAAGGAGATTGAAAGAGCGGTGGAAAAAGTGTATTCACAAGTGTGGACAAGCGGAAAAAAGCAGATTCAGGAAGAGATTGTTTCCGCTAATCCGCTGAAGGCGTGGCGGGAAAAGCAAGGTAGTTCAAAGTGGCTTCAAAGTGAAGTTGACGCATTTGACAAAGACCCAATTGCGGTAAATGCGTTGGAGGTTGTGAGAGCGTGGCACAAAAGTCAAGACGTGGTTGCGTGGAGCGCAAACAAGGTGAATGACATTTCCAATGACACGTTTCAGGACATTTCAACAAGATGCAACACGTCCCTTAGAAACAGAATTACCCTTAATCCGCTTGCATGGACAAGCGACAAGTCAATTGAAGGCACGCGCATTGAAAGGGAGGGAAAGTTTATTTGGAGGTCGGACGCTTATGTTTCAGGCGTTGACGCGGTGCTGATTGAGATTGACAGGCCAATTGGCAATGACGATGCGCCCAAGTCGTTGCTTACCAAAGAGGAAAAGGAGCGCATTTGGGAAGACACAAAGTTGCTGTTGGAAAAGCTGAACATTAAGCCAACCTCAATTACATATAGCGGCAACAAGTCATACCATTGTGTTGTAAGGCTTAAGGAACAGATTAAGCCAGATGAATGGAAGGGGAAGTACCAAAAGCGCGTTTCGGACTTGCTGGACGCGATTGGCGCAGACGGGCAGATGGCGACATTGTCAAGAGCGACGAGAACCCCGTTTGTTGTAACGCCAAAGTCCAACTTGTATTTGTCGAGAAATGAGCGCCAAAGGTGCATTTACTTTAATCCGCAAGCCGAAATTAGCATTGACGAGTATGTTGAAAAATTGGAGGGCTTGGCAAATGAAATGCACGGTGGCAAAAAGGGCGGCGGAGTAGTTGAAGAGGCAATAGCCAGCAAGTGCGCCCCAGACTTAACACAAGCCAACTTTGAGGAGTTTCTCAAGTTTCATGGGATTAAAATTGAGTATGACCTTGCCACAAACAAGTTGTTGTTTAGTGAGAATGGGATTGGCAAAAATCTCCGATATGCTCAAGTTGAATCCTTTTTAAGGGACAAGTGGTCAACTACATTTGCTAACAAGAAAGGCAAGAGGCTTTTGCCGATTCAGTACATTCTCAAGGAAAAGTTGGATGTTCACATTTTGGAGCATGAGTTTAACAGTGTGGACAAGTGGCTTTCATCGCTTAAATGGGATGGCGTTGACAGGATTGGCGATGTTTGTGAATGCTTGCATTTAAGTGAAACGGACTTTAGGCGAACCCTTGTTCACAAGTGGCTTGTTCAAACAGCCGCATTGCCAAGCAACAAGGGCGAACTTGAAACGGCGGGCGTGTTGTCATTGGTGGGAAGGCAAGGCACATACAAGACCACGTTTTTCAAATTGCTTGTTCCAGAGCAATTTAGGGGTGATTGGTTTAGTGAAGGCAGGGAACTTAACCCAGACGACAAGGATTCAAAGATTGCGCTTATGAGCGGTTGGATTTGCGAGTTGGGTGAATTGGATTCAACAATGAGGCGAGAGCAAAGCGCGTTGAAAGCGTTCATCACCAATACAGTTATTGATGTTCGCAAGCCTTATGAAAGGGAGGCAAGCAAGGTGGCAAAGTGTGTTTCGCTTTGTTCAACTTGCAATGCCACACAATGCTTGAGGGATGATGAAAATCGGCGTTGGTGGACAATTGACATTGGCGAAACGCCAATTGACACGGACAAAATGGCAAAGTTGGACATTAGCCAATTGTGGGCGCAAGCGCGAAAGGAATGGAATGATTGGATGGCAAGCCCAAGCAAAAGCCAATTAACCAAACCATATTGCCTAACAAGGGATGAAATGGCGAAATTGGCTGACATAAACGCTATGAACAAGACGATTGACGTTCTTGAAGAGGAGTTGAAATCAGCTTTTGATTTCTCAAAACCTGGGCAAAAGTGGATGAGAGCAAAAGAAATTTGGCGAATTATTTACCCAGATTTCGCATTTGACATCACCAAACACAGGCAAATTTTAATGTCAATTACCAGAATTTTGGGGCAAAATGGCATAAAAACTCAACCGTCAAATGGCAATAGTCATGAATATTTCATGCCCCCAATTAACACCAAAGATGACGTTGAAAATGATGTAAACCCTTCAGGTTCAAGGGGTATGCCATTCTAATCAAAGGGATGTTAAAAAGTTGACCTAGTTGACCTTTAGTGACCTCAAAACACAGGTCAACTTTTTCCATAACTCCCTAATTCCCAACTTATTACAATCCCATTTAGTTGACCTAGTTGACCTTTTTGGGTAACATTTAGGATTTTAAAAAGGAAATTTTAAGGTTGTGGGGAGTTGTTAAATATAATGTTGTGAAACAGGTCACCTCAGGTCAACTTTTTGCAACAACAGCAATGTCAGTGGTATATTGGAGTGGCACAGCCACGACCAGACGCGGAATTGCAAAAGGGGGCGAAGTCCCCGAAGCAACACGCAAAAAAACACAAGGAGAAAAGCAAAATGAAAAGTGAAGCGAAAAACACAAAGTTGGTCAAAAAAATAGTCAATTTGCTTAACGAGCAAGGGCTGGCTCAGTACACAATTGAAGTAATGAACGGGGTTGTCACCATTGTTTGCAAGGAAACGCTAAAGCCATAGTAAAAGTTCTTTGAGGCTCATTGCAAGGTTTTTCAATTAAAGCGTGGAAAAACTGAGCTTGTTCTTTATGTTATTGTTTCTCAACAAACCGAGGAAACAACAAACAACAACAAAGCAAGAGGAAAGCGCACATGAGCATCAAATCAGACATTTGGAATTTCGTTAGGGACATTAATGTAAAGGAGTGTCGTTTCGCAACCAGAAAGGAAATTACTGAATTCTATTGCAAACTAGTTGGCAAGCCATATCAAAGCGGTGCCCTTCGCCTTGCATTAAGCAAAGATGGCAATTTAATGGCGCAAGGCAGAATGAGATTGGCAAAGGTTTTCAAAGACCAATACATTTCAGTTAAAACAATAAGACTTGGTGACAACATTTACGAAGAATTTGAAATCGGGGAAAAATCAGGCATTTTTTGGAGAAATAACATAGATGATAGACTTAATGAAGGCAATGAGATTTTGGATGGGCAAGAGATTAACCATTGACAAATGCCCAATCGGTTTAGTGCAATCGCTAGACATAGAACAACATTGGTCAGGGCACAGCACCGTTCACATTGATGTTTGGCTAGACCATGACGACTTTCCACTTATAGAGGACTATATTGAAACGAAAGAGTTTTTTAAAGAAAGGGGGCGAAAGTCATGAGTTATCAAGACCTAATGAATCCAGAGGAGTATTGGCGTGAGTGTCGCTGGCAATCATCCCAATTGCTTAAAGCCCTTCACAACAACCTCGGATATGAAACACCGAGCATTTCGCGCTATAACCTTTTCACAATGGACAACTTGACCATTGATGTTAAAAAGGAGTTTGCCCCAATTGAGGGCGCGTATGATGAGTACACGCTAAAGTTCGTCATGCAATTGTCAACCTTTGACAAGTCGTTGGTTCTCGCGCCATACGCATACAGAAGCAGTTCACAACACGCTGTCGCCTCAAACTCCTTTGCCTTGTCATTGCAACAAGGCAAGCCCAAACTCTTCTACCCATCCCAAATATGCGACAAGGGGTTGTCGATAGCGGTGGGAGGCGTTGGGTATGTTCGCATGATTGAAATAAACTTCTGCAAAGCGTTTGGGCTTCAGTCCGTTAATCCAAAGTTTAGGGAGGACTTAAAAGAATAATGTCAAGTTCAATTGCAATTCCAAGCGACTACGCTCAACACGGTTTTGCCCAAACTCGTGAGGGCACTTACCTCCAACGCATTTTGCTCATACCAATTGACGGTTACTATGATGAGTACACGCTCACCGCCATTGTCATGCCAAAGGCGCAAACTATGCGCCTTACGCTCCGCTCTGAAACAAGAGCAAGCGAGCGCATGGAATGCCCAATAGCGGAGATGAAGGCTCACAACGCAATGGAGGCAAGCGTTGAGCTCAAGTGCTGGCTCCTAATGCTACGTCAGGGGCTGGGGCTTCAGCCCGCCAATCCAAAGTTGCGCGTTTAGCCTCGCAACACCCTCATACTTCAACATAGACGCGCCACACGCAACGAAGCAACGGTAACTAGTGCAAACATACGCACTCACCGCTTCAGAGCGAATGTGGCGCTTTTTTTATCGCTACCTCGCGTCATTGGTATAATAGCGTTAATGGACGACGCTATCCCAAATGACATGCTTCAATATGCACAGACCACGATTTACTACCTTGTCAAGAGGCAAGAGAGGTTGTCGAAGCAAGACCGCGAGGACTTTCAGCAACACGCTCTAATGAAGCTCGCCAAAAATTGGCACTTGTACAACACTTCCAAGTCAACTCCAAAGTCATTCATTGCTATGGTATTAAAGAGAGCGTTGTTGGATTGCCTTCGCAAATGGCAAAGGGAGCAAAGGAGAAGGGGCGATGAGGTGGAGTGCGATGAAGTAGCAACCAATTCGCTTAACGCCTCAACAAGCGCCATTGCAGAGGAGTACGTGCAAGACGAAAGGGGGAAAACGCTTTTGGAATTGCTAATGGAAAAGGCAACAACAAGGGAAATAGCAAGGGAATTGCATGTAAAGTGCAAGGAAGCGGAGGCGTTGACGGAGCGATTTAGGGAGGCAATGAAAAGGGCAATGGAAACGGGGGACGCATTGCCGAGGGATTGGGACAAGACATAAAATGCAACAACAAACGACAAGAATGCATTTGCATTTTATGGGACGAAAACCAACAAAAGCCCAATTTATTCAATAAAATAAAAAAGAGCAGATTCCATAAGCCGCTACAATTCAACAACATACCCCCCCGCATAAGGATTTTTAAAGCAGGGGGGTGGGTCGCGGGACGTGAGCGCTGCCTGAATTTGACTTGCATAAAAAGCATAAAAAATGCAAAATAAAAGTGTATGAGCGACAAGGACTTGCGAAAATCAGCAAAAAAAGCCAAACCTACCAAGACGGCAACGGTAACAAAAAGAAAACTTCAAACAACCTCAAACGTTGACATTAACAGCGTTGAATTGTCACAAACTGACCTTGCGTATTGCCTTGGAATTACAACGGCAAACATAACGGGGTTCATACAAAATGGCTTGCTAAAGAAAAACGCAAATGGCAAAATGGACTTGGTGGAATGCGTTTCAACTTATTGCAAGTCATTAAGGGAGCGCAAAGCGGGCACTGGCAAAACGGACTTGGAGTTGGAAAACTTGGCGCTAAAGAACGAGAAAATCAAGGAAGCCTTGCGCAGTTGGAGAATGCAAAGGGACAGGGAGGTTGCAATGGCAATACTTGACGCGCAAAGAAACGCAATGCTTAAGTTGCGTGAGGAGTGCAAGTTGGTTCCAGCGTTGGTTGAGGTAATTGACGGAATGCTGAGCAACATTGACAAGACGGACGTTGCGGACATTTGCTACACGGTTGAAGGCGAAACGGAGGATGAGGAGTGAGAAGCAAGTACGTCATCAACGAGCAACCCTTTTATGAAGCGGCGGCACGCTATGCCGTTGATAAACTGTTAAGGGGCATAAGACCAATCGAGAAGGAGGACATTGTTGATTGGTGCGAACACAACATAGACTTGAGCTTTGACCATACAAGCAATGCAACAGGCCTTGTTAAGTTGTATCCATACCAACGTGAAATACTTGAAGCAACGGATGACCCAAATTGCCAAGAGGTCACGATACAAGCGGGACAACGATTGGGGAAATCACAAATTTGGAAATTCAGTATGCTGAAGCGCGTGCATGACGGTGGCTTGTCTGGACTAATTGTTTACCCGTCATTGGAACTAGGTGAGCGCACTAACAAAGATACTGTCATGCCCTTGCTTTGCTCGCTAAAGGACGTAAACAAGGACTTGTCGCAAAGGGGCAACAAGATGAAAACATCGTTTCACATGCCCTCCGCGCAATCCGTAATCTACTTCTTGGGAGGCGGCACTCAAGTAATAAGCGCAACAGCCAATTGGTGCGTTTTGGATGAAAGCGACTTCGTTGAGTTGCAAAACGCTGATGACGAGGACAAAAACATGAGCCAACTAAAAGCCTTGCGCTTGCGTATGCAATCCTTTCAGCAACGCATGATGATTGTGTGCAGTAGCCCGAGCCAATACGGTGGAGTTGTTCACCAAAATTGGAAGCGTGGCTCAATGGGGGAGTGGAACTTGAGGTGCTTGCATTGCGGAGAGTTAAGCCCAGTTAAACAACTTGCGTTTTACATTGAGGGTCAAAATCGCTTTGCGGGGTTGCAATGGCAAAAGAATGACAATGGTGAGGTTATAGAGGATTCCATTAGGTGGATATGCCCGCATTGCTTGCATGAGCACACATATCAGGACGCATGGAAAATGAACGAATTGGGAGCGTACAAGCACGCACGCCCCTCAAACACTTTGCACAGGTCATTTCAAATAGGGGCTTTAGCAAATCCAACACTTTGGTCGTGGAGAGAAATTGCGGAGGCTCAGGAGGACGCGCAAGATGGCGACGCGAAAAAGTACCTTGCCAATACAATCCTTGGCGTCCCATACAAGCATCGCGCGGAAGGGGACTCAAGCGTTAGCATAGAGGAGGCAAACCGCAACAGGCAAGTTGAATATCCGAAGGACTTGTCGGAAAGGCTTGCGTTGGTAGTTGCTGGAATAGACCAACAAAAGTCAGAACTTGCTGGCGCAAAGTATTTCGTGTCAGTGGTAAGGGGATGGGACGAGCAAGGCAATTCATGGCTTTTGTCTGCTGGCACTGACAACACGCTTGATGACGTAGCAAAGCGCATTGAACAAGCGTATTACGGAAGAAAGGTAATGCTTGCGTTGTTTGACTCAGGCGGCTTTAACATAGAGGATGACTTGCGCCCGTTTGTTGAAGACAGACCCAATTGCCTACTGTACAAGGGAACGGACGCAAAGTTTCTTGAGGGAAAGGACTTCAAGTTGTCGCAAAACGTCAAAAAGCTCTTCTTGTGCAACGCCTTGGGCTATCAAGTTAAACTGCTAGACCTTTTGTATTCCCCAAAGCGAGCGTCAGGGTATGCGTGGCATTTGCCAATTAGCGTTGACGATGAGTATTTTAAGCAATTGTGCAACGTCCAACCAAACGTCAGAATGGGCAAGGACGGAAACGGTTATGAGTATGTCAATTGGCATGCGTTTGGAGGCGCAAGGCGAGACTTTTTTGACAGTGAAAAGATGTGCTTGTCTGCCGTTGACATTGCTTGCTCCTTATTGCCGGCAACATTATTCCCAAAGCACAGAATACCAACGTTTTTCGTAAGGGAAAAACTCATTCAGGAGGTGCGCAAGGCAAAGCGTCAGTCGTAAAATAGAGCATTGCTATATTTGATGTATGCGCAACTAGGCGCAAATGCCAAAGGGGTTTTGCTCCTTGTTCCCCAATGACATTGCCTAGTATGCGCTTTTTTTAAAAAAAGGGAGCGAGAAAAGGAAAAAAGGAAACAGGAGCGAAAATGAGCGGAAAAAGAAAAAAGAGATTGGAAACGGAGGAGTTGTTTCACGAGGAGGAGTGGAGGGAAATCCCCGAATATGAGGGAATGTATTTGGTTTCAAGTTGGGGAAAGGTAAAAAGCCTCAGTTGGCATAACACGGGCAAGGAGCAAGTGTTGCGCCCTCGCATTGTGGGCAATGGATATGTTCAAGTCGTGTTGTGCAAGGGATGCAAATGCGAAAATCGGTATGTTCACAGATTGGTTGCTGAAGCGTTTATCAGCAATTCCAACAACTTTAAAGAGGTAAACCACATGAACGAATGCAAAACGGACAACGAGGTCTGGAACCTTGAGTGGTGCTCCCATCGCTACAACATCAACTATGGCAATTGCATTCGCAAGCACTCCCGCCCCGTCAACCAATACACGCTCGGCGGTGAGTTGGTTAAAGCGTGGCGGTCAACAATGGACGCAAGCCACGCCCTTCACATTTCGCGTAAAACAATCGCGAAGTGTTGCAACGGTGAAAGGGAACATTGGAGGGAGCATGTGTGGCGTTGGGCATAGCGCAACATAGAACGTCATAGCCGCAAGGAACAGCGCAAGGGCATACAACATACCCCTTGCGCTTTTTTTTTGCGTAAAACAAGCCTTGTAGCGTATTTAAGGGGATAAAGCAGAAGATTGGGGCATACGCAACATGGACGAACTTACCAAAAAGGCACTTAACAGGCTAATGCAACGAAAGCAAGCGTTGCAAGAGCAATATGACAATCTCATTGCCGAGCCTGCATCATATGGGATAACGGGCTCAGTGTCAGCGACAAATCGCACGCTAAAGGAAATCAGGGATGAAATCGTAGCAATTGACGACAAAATCACATCCCTTCTTTCATCAAACTCAGTTGCTGGTATGTCCGTAAAGTGGCCTGACTATCGCCACAGTCCATTGGGAGGATATCAGTAATGGCACGGCAAACAAAGAGGGAAAAAGCGTTGGCGCGTGTAGTTGGGCACTTGCTCAACCGAACTCTAGTTGCGAGATATGACAGTCTCAAGAGGCAACCAACGCGAAAGGTCGTTGAAATACGAACTGACCTTTCAGAAACTGAGCAGATGTTCACCGCTGAAAAGCGATTGCTTGCATACGGAAAGACAGACAACTTGTATGACAACAGTTCGCTTTCATCCATTATCGACACCTCAATACGCCTTACCATAGGCAAGCGCGGAGGCACACCGCTTTTCACGGGTCCTGACAAGGACACAATGCAAGCGTGGTTTACAAAGTGGAAGAGAAGCGCAGGCTATGCGGAAAATGAATCATACTATGAAATGCTCGCGCTCATATTGCGCCTTGTAAAGCTTCACGGTGATTGCATCGTGTGGGTTGACCCCATTTTAACGGATGGGAAGATACGCATATTCGACGCAGACCAAATCTGCAATGTATCAGTTCCAGACTTTGAAAGATGGAAGGTTGAAAGGGGATTGCCCAATTCGTGCAGACAAGTTGAGGGAGTTGTAGTTGACGGAACGGGCAAGGTGCATGGCTATTTCGTAACAATGCTTCGCAACAGGTATTCTGTTGACCTCGCGGACGCCATGTTTCTGCCAGCAGGGACATGCAGGCGCGTTTCATATCACCGCAAGCACAGCCAATACAGAGGGGAGCCACACGCTATGCTTGCCAACGAGGAACTTACCGAGGACACAAAGTCGTTGCTTAAAAGCGAGATAGCGGCGGCAAAACTCGCAAGCGAACTTCCCCTTGTTGTTGAGCAACCCGAGGGAATGGACAGCGACAGCATAGCAAAGTTAATTGAGGGGTATTCGAACTTGGATGAACTTGCGGAGGGAACGGGCATTATGCCCGACGAACTGAGCAGAATCGGCAAAAGCAACGACAACAAGACCTTTGAAGCGTTTGACGGAAAAGCGGCGGTTGCAAGCGTAGCGCATGGCACGAACGTGACAAACCTAAACAACGCTCAGCGCCCCTCAACGCAGATACAATCATTCGTGGACTTGCTCAACGACACAAACGGAAGAGCGTTGGGGGTTATGTCATGCTTAAGCAGAGGAAGAGCCGACAACAGTTATTGCAGTGGGCAAATCGAAATCGAAGTGTCGTGGCGAGCGTTTGAGGAAGACCAAAAATTGTTGGAGCGTGATGTCATTGACTACATAATGTCAACGCTTTACCCAAATGCGGAATATGAAGTGCATTGGCCCACCGCCATGCAAATAGACCCTGAAAAAGCCGCTAAGACAAATGATATGAACTTAAAAGCGGGTCGCACAACCTTTAGGGAATTGCTTGGAAGCGATTGGAAACTCATCATTGATGAACTCGCGGAAGAGAAAAAGTACCTCAAGGAAAAGGGTCTCGACAACCTCACGTTCTTTGCTACAAACAGTGGCAATGAATCCACGGAAACACAGCAGATGCATTTACCAGAGGACGACGCAAAATGAGAGTAAACATTCAGGGCGTGATTATGCCCGAAAATTTTTGGCTTGAGAACAACGTAGCGGGATTGGATGAGTTCAAGCGTGAACTCGCGCAATGCGCGGATGAGTTGGAGTTGTACATAGACAGTCCAGGGGGCGACGTGTTCGCTTCAAACACAATGAGCACGCTCATATCAGAGTGGTGTCTCAATCACCCCAACGCAAAGCCCGTCGCTCGCATTGGCGGTTTGTGCGCTTCAGCGGCGGCAAACATACTCGCCAAACTTCCGTCATGCTTCAGCGTTGAATGCTTTGAGGACACGTTGGTTATGTACCACAGCGCATACGCGATGATTTGCGGGGGTCCTGAAGCATTAAGGGACAATGCGTTGCTGATGGATTTGGTGAACAGCATCGTCATCGACAAGCTCCTTTCCAAAACAACTTTGGAGCCAATGCGTATTAAAGAGGCGTTCAAGGAAGGTCGTGAGATGTGGCTCAGCGGCAAGGAACTCAAGGAGTGCGGATTGGCTAGCACGTTGTTGGTGGAAGCGTCAAGCAAAGCGGTAATTAACGCCGTTTACACGGGCAACGCAAGCAGTGCAAGCAACAAGAGCAATGCAGAAGCCTTGCGCTATGCGGCGCTCATTAACAAGAACATTAAAGCAAAATTGGAGGCTCACATGGCTGAAGAGACAAAACCAGAGGTCGAGGAGACCGAGCAAGCCAAAGCCGAGGTTGTTTCCGAGGCTGAGGAGAACAAGGAAGAAGTTGAAGCCCAAGCGGAATGCGAGAAAGAGGAAGCAAAGGCTGAAACTGAAACCGAAAAAGAGGACATTGACGAAAAGGTTGATGAGCAAGAGAACGACGAGCCTGAAGAGGATTGGGAAGCAAAAGCAGAAGACCTTAAAAAGGAATGCGACGCGCTCAAGGCTGAAGTCGCTTCACTCAAATCGTTGGTTGCAAAGTACCAGCCCACGGCAATGCCCACAAGTCAACCAACAGCCAGCAAGTCGGATTGGCTGGCAATGGTAGGGGAACTCAATGCAAAGCATTTGCCAGAGCAAGAATACGCGAAGGCTTACACCGCGCTTAAGAAGGCTCATATGGAAGAGTTCCAAGCATTTATGAACCAACACTCAATTCGTTGATTTTTTTAACCCTTAACAAACACAAACAACACATTACAGGAGATTACTACTATGGCAGGCGAAATCATCAGACGTCCCGACCTCGAAGCGCAAGAGGTTTCCTTTCCCGACTACGTTGGCACAAAGGTTTACCCTTACTTGGGCAAGCCTCAAATCGCGGGAAAACTGTACTACCAGAAATTCAAAAATGACATTGCGGCTCAGTACAACAGAAACCATGCCGCACTTGCTGACATTACGGACAATGTAATTGCGGCAAATGACGAAACATTTGCTTGCGCTGAACTCCGCGCAAGAGTTTCAATGGGCTATGCTCAACGCATGGGCTACTTTGACAACGAGCACGCTGACCTTGCGGCAGGACGCTTGGCAAAGAGAGCGTTCTTCAACAAGATTGAAGCATTAACGGCGGCAACGCTTTTCAAGTCTGACGACGCAATTAACGGCGTTTCTGACCCTGTTGCTACAATTGACACAAACGTTTCATTGCTTCGTGATTGCGGAATTGGACGCATTGGGCTTGTCATTGCGAACAAGAACAAAGTCGCGCTCAAGGGAAACTCAACAATTGTTGAGCGCATGAAGAGCACTGGTCTTGGCGCATACGACCTCAAGGAAATCCGCAACGTTGGCGACATGAACCTCGCCGCCGCATTGGGCGTTGACGAAGTCCTTACCATGAAGGACGCAATCGGCTACGCTGGCGTTACGGGCGCTGACAAGGACTGCGTTGCGTTGGTTGTTCTTCCAAACGAGTATGAGGATTGCGCGGAAAGCGTTCAACTTGGACGTTTGGTGTACTTCATGTTCACGGACAGCACCGATGACCGCTTTGTCATGGAAAGTTGGGTTGACGCGGTTCACGACGCAAATGTCGTTGATTGCAAGGGACTTGTCCAACTCAAGGAGTTCAACCCTGAACTTCGCAAGACCATCCGCATTTTCAACAACAACGAGGATTCAAGCTCATCGAACTAACAAGCGAAAATGGATTGGGAAAGGATAGGACATAGCGCACAACGCTTAATGGCAAGCCAAAAGGGGCTAGTCGTTGACTTTACGTGGAACGGCAAGACCTATTGGGGATGCAAGAGCGTAATGCGCAGGGAGGACTACAACTCTGACGCGGGTCTTGCCGGAGACTACTCCTTTTCCATTCTATGCCCGTTTGACGAGTTTGTCGGGGCAAAGCCCCAACCGAGAGTTGACAAAGTGGTTGTGGATGGTGCTAGAATGCGTGTGCTGAGCGTTGAATCTGACGCTGTAAGCGCCACGCTAAAATTGCATCTTGGAGGGGAGTTGGCTTAATGGACTTCAGCGTAAGCATTGCCAAAAGTTCATTGCTTCAAGCGTTTGCAAGGCTCAAAAGCGTTCCAATTTCCAAAGTGGTTAGAAACGCTTCAAAGGACTTTGCTCAAGCCGCTCTCAAGTCCACACCGCTCGCCAAAAAGTCCAAGTCAGAATACTACAGGTTCAAGGGCAAGGACAACGAATGGCATTATTTGCATGAAAGTCAAGTTGCTGGGCGCAAGAGCAAGTCAGGCTTGAAGAGAGTGCGAATACTTAAGGGCTGGAGCAAGGGAAGTTGGCTTGGAGTGTTTAGAGCGTTGGGAATGAGCATGAAGGAGCGGAAGCGCCTTCCAAGCAGAGTTGAGCACATTTCACACGCAATTCAAAAGACATCCCAAACCACCGCAACCACAACCATCACCGACCACATTCACTTTGACAATTTCGGCAAGGGCAACGACACGAGAACTGAAGCCATTGCAAGAGCGGGTTTTGAGTTGGCTGCAAAGCGCATAGTCAGCGAAACAAACAGAATGCTTGCAAGGCAATGGAGCAACCAATAATGCAACAAGCACCCGCAACGCAAATCAAGGACGCCATTGTAGCGCATTTAAGGGGAATGACAGGCTCCTTTAGCCTTCCCATACCCGAAACGCAAATACGAGGCATTCTTGACCTGAGTGGCACGCCCAAGGACGTTTACGGCATAACGGTAAACGCGGAGGACTTGGGCGACCATGCAGGAAACACGGGTCGCGTTTTGGTTGACATAAAGCCAACAATCACGGTGTTTAGCCACTTGGACGAAGACCAAGAGGGCACGCTTTGTGATTCACTTGCGTCAGACACGCTAACCATCATGCAATCCATCAAGTACAGCCTCGACGGCTGGCTTGTAGCATGGAACGGAAATTGGCAAGTAGCGGACACCTCGATGGACAATTCATTTAGGCAAACGGTGCTAACCGCAACATTACCCATAGTCAAGCAATAAACAAATAGGAGAAATTAACCATGGCAACCTACACATTTGGATGCGCCGCAGTAAGCGGCAAAGCGGATTGGCTTGTTCAGTCCACAAGCAAAAACAACCAGGCACAAGAGGCACTTGCACTTCGCAATGACGGTGAACCTGTTGTCGCCCATTATTACCAAAAAACGCAGGAAATGCAATTTTCCGTTATCATCCCCGATGACGAGAGTTCAATTCCTGAAATTGGCGACGTGTTCACATTTGACAACGTGAAATACTATGTTGCAAGTGCTCAAATTACGGAAACCAACACTGACTTCCGCAAATACGACCTCACTTGTAAAAGATTTATTGAGACCGGATTGCCAAACTAGACAACTTAATGTCTTACAACTTGCCATATTTGGGTAATGAGTTTTCAACAAGTTACCCAAATATGGAGGTTTTTATGGCAGAGTTCACAAAAGAACAACAAAGTGCTAGTTACCACAACAGAAGCCTTGCAAGGCTTTATTTCTTCGGTTCAAAGCAAGGGAAGAAGGGGTGGTGTCTTCATCATGCTGATGAAACGTTGAGGGATAAAGACCCAGAGCGTTACATACAATGGCGCATTGAAGACCTTGTTCCAATGTCAAAAGCGGAACATACGTCTTTGCACCAAAAAGGCAATCAAAACAGGCTTGGAATACCTTGCTCTGAAGAAGCAAAAGCCAAAATAAGCCTTGCCAACACTGGCAGAAAACATACTGAAGAAGCAAAGAAGAAAATGAGTGAGGCACAAAAAGGTGAAGGCAATCCCCATTTTGGAAAGCATTGTTCAGAGGAAACAAAACGCAAGATAAGCAGTGCCAACAAAGGAAACAAGTCTTTTTTTGGAAAACATCACACAGATGAAGCAAAACAGAAAATGAGTGAGGCTCACAAGGGCAAGGAAACTTGGAACAAGGGAATCAGCCATTCAACTAGCACAAAAGCAAAAATTAGTGTGGCTAAAAAAGGGTGTTGTTGGTTTAACAATGGTGTTAAAAGTGTTTTGGCAAGAGATTGCCCCAATGGCTTTGTTAAAGGTAGATTGCCTTTTCACAAGTAGATTTACAGACGATTTTGAAACCCTTGCTTTTGTTTGGAGCAAGGGTTTTTTTGGTATAATGGGAATATGAACGGTACGGAAAAGTTCAAAATCGAAAGCACGCACACCGAAGCAATGATTGCAACTGAGTTGCAACGAATGCTTGGCGTGGGAAA